CCGGCGTGCCTTCGCCGCGCAATACGCTTCGATCGTCCAAGTCGTTCACGACCCGCGCGTACTCGCGGAACACGTCATACAGACGCACGATCAAGCGGCCTAGATCCCCTAGCGGCAGTCGCGGATCGGAACCGACCTTCATCGCGCGCCGTCCGGTTGCAGATCGGCATTCACGCCCGTGACTTCAACGGAACCCGTGAAGTCGAACCGCAGCCGGTGCCACAGGTCGGATTGCAGTACGTCGAATTTCCCCGAATCTTCCGTCACCGTCTCACCCTCGACCAGGTCGCCATCGCTCTTGTGATACGCCGTCACCTGCGCCGTATCGGGTCGATCCGCATACCGCAGGCGAACCCGGCGCATGAGCGTGTGTGTGTCGTCGTCGCCCAAGTCCCCTGTCGTCAGCGACGAATCCCCCGGAACCCCGGAGAGCGACAGCAGCGTGTGCGTGTCGTCAATGACGGCGGGCAACTCGGAACGCGCGAGCCAGTAGGGCGAATCGAACGACTGCGAGATAGCCAGCGTGTCGTATGTCACGGACGCCAGAACACCGGCCGAGTCATAGGTGATCGAAGCCGAAACGTAATCGACTAGCGCCTCTACGTTCCGATCCGCCCGACCCCACTGCCCCGAGCGCGTATCGAGCACGATGCACCGCGTCGGCTCCGTTTCCCCTGGGGCAACGAAGTACCAGCGGATCAGCCCCGATGCACGGTCGTAATCGCCGGCCATCTTGTACAGGTACGCAGGATCGGAGTTCGCCGCGAACCACTTGCGGACCAGCTTGCCGATCGGCTGCGGCCTGCTGCCGTCGAACCGATAGAAGTCGTCGCCGCCCCACCAGTAATGTGCGGAGCCGTCCGAAACAACGCCTTCCTGCGAGAACGCGCCGACTTCCCCCGGCACGGGTTGCCAGCCCCAAATCACATCCGGGCCGACGTACTGCCCGAGGTACATCGAACGCTCTTTGTAGGCCACTAGAAGGCTGCCCAAGGCCCGCAGCGCCTTGATCGGCCCAGGAGTATCCAGGAGCCTCGCTCGCGCGCTCTGCGTCGCTATGGCAGGCGTCCAGTTCGTGTGATCGTAGAGCGCCGAACACCACCATCCGTCAGCGTGCGGATAGTCCGCGTCCGTGATATTGGCGACGACAACGAAACCAGCGGCGGTTGCGACCAGACTTGCAACAGGCATCGCCGTGAGAGCCGAAAACGCCCCGCTGGAACTCGTCTGCGGGTCGTCCGTGCCGTTGACGGCAATCGTCACGTCGCCGAACTGCGCGAAACGCCACTTGCCGTCGCCGGTCGTGTACGCGCTAGAGGTGCGATCCGTCCACGCGCCCGAGCCTGCCTCGTACAGCGCGGCTTCCGTGCCGGCAAACAGGCGCTTCGTGCCGTCCAGTTGCGTGATAAGCGCAGCGCCCTTGCAGGCAGCGGACAGCGCCGGCAGGTCGGTGACGACAGCCGACGGTGCCGCTTTCATGCCGCGCGGGCTCGGCTCCATCATCTCGACATCGACGAGGATGCCAGGCGTCGTCGCGTCGGCGTCGGGCGCCCATCCGAGGAAGGGTTGAATGCTCATTTCACCGGCACGCCGTTGCGCGTGAGAATGTCGATCAGCGCGTCGTCGAATACGACATAGTTGGACGTGCCGCTTTTCCCGCGCGAGCCAGCGTCCAAGTAGCGCACTCCAGGGATTCCCCGCTTAAGCAGGTCGGCCGCAATCTGCGATTCGTCCATGCCTTCGAGCATGTCCGTGCGTAGGTTCTGGAAGTCCGGTCGCGCCGCTTTGACCCATTCGGCGTAAGTGCCGGCGCCTTTCGTGTCGTCCACCAATCCCCGCACGGCCTGTCGAACTGGCTTCGGTTGCCGGTACAACGGCTTATCCCAATCGAGGAAGTGCTGCGGCCCCATCGGGTCGGCGGCTTCGCGGGCAGCGTCTGGCCAGCGGAGGGAGGCTTCGTAGAGGTTGCCTCGGTTCAAGTCAACGCGAGCAGGGTCGATCGCTGCGATTTGCTCCCTCACTGACTTATACAGTCTCGCCGTGTCCGGGGCGTATTTCTCATTGAATCGGATGTTGTCGTCTAACTTTTGCAGCGCGCCGTCCTTGCCGATCATGGCAACATCTTCCAGTGCGCGGGAATAGATGGAATCGCCACGCACCGCATTGCCATCGACCTTCAAACGATCCGGCAATCGCTGCGAAAGGCCCGTTGCGTAGTCCTGTGCTACGGCCGGCGACTCGGCGACATACGCCCCATGCCCATACGCCTGCGCACCTTCCCCGGTCCCGATCTTGCTCAGATCGAACTTGTCGAACTTGTGCGGCGAGCCGTGGAAAACCTTGATTGCGCCGTCCTGATTTGCCCACGCACGAGCGCCCCGAGAGCCTTTCACTAGCCCCGCGTGCGCTAACGCGCTCGGCACGAACGGCAGCGCACCAAGCGCCATCAGACCGAAATTCAGCGGCGTGCGTTCCGCCGGGTCGCGCATCCTGTTCGCGTCGGCCAGCAGCCCCACGACATCCCCGGCAACTGGCACGGGAGCCGTCGCCATCGCGGCCGTATCAAGCAGCCCCTGCGGCGTCACTTCCGGGTTCAACGCACCGCCCGGAGCGGCGTCCCGCAGGTACTGCGCCAGAGCATCCCACAGGCTAGCCACTTACGCCGCCCTGATGAACAGCGCAGAGCCGCCAAATCGGCGGTTCACGTCGTTCGCCTTCAACGACGACCAGTAGCCTTGCAGCAGGTTCGCGTACCGCTCGATGGCGCGGTCGTCCTTCGTCCAGATCGCCGCCTGCCGCAGACATTCGTACAGGTACAGATTCGGATGGTCGTTGATGAGCCAGTTCGTGAGGTTCAACGCCGACAGCGCCGGAATCTTCGCCCAATAGTGGATCGTCAGCGGCACTTCGCCCGACTGGAACGGCGACACATCAGCCCCGAACCCGTCGATGTCCGGGTCGTCCGCGCCGAGGTTCGGCAGCAGCTCGATGTACAGCCCGCGTAGCGTGTACGCCTTGGAGTCCCCGGTCGGCGACGCCCGCCGCCACTCCGATACGAACTCCGGCGTGGCATAGGTCAGGTTGCTGATCGTGTCTCCGAGGTACTCGACCGCGCGCATTTCCAGAAAGTCCGCCGGCAATGCCGTATAGCGCGTGTTGCAGACAAGTTCGGCGACCGTCTCCTGATCGACCGTCCGCAGGCGCGTATTGAACTCGGCCTCGGCCAGTTGAATGAACGTGTCGGCCTGCGCGGCAACGTCCGATCTGTGCGACCATGACGTGATCGCTGCGACCAATTCGGTGTAGTTCATATGGTCACCACGAATTGTTTCTGCCACTTGCCGGCAGTGTTCATGTCCTGCGCAAGATTGTTCACCACCACGTTGACCTTCTGCCCGGTGTACCCGGCCGAAAGCGTGATGCTCAGGATTCCGTCAGCGTCCGTTGTCGCCGTGCCGGATGCAATCAACTCGTCATCGGCGTTGATGATCCAGTAGTCGAACGTGGACAGCGCGAAGATGTCGCTTCCTCGCTTGATCGGGATCGAGATCGTCGTCGGGGCCAATGCCGTCGAGCCGACAAACGTATTGGCCGAGAACGTGCGCAGCCCGAAGGTCTGAGCGTTGAACATCAGTCGAGATCCACGGCCACCGACGAACGATCCGAGCCGACCAGCGTCACCGTTGCCCGGATCTTGTGAGCCGCCACGGCAGCAAGGAACTTCTCGCTGTTCGTATCCGCACCTTCCGTCTGCCCGCCGACGATCGCGCAGAGCAATCGCAGCGCCTGCCTCGGCGTCATCCCGGTCTCGATCCCATCGGCCAGGTCGAGCAGCGCCGTGGTCATGTTCGCAGGCGAGCAACTCGATATCATCGCGTCGAGGTTCGACAGGCCGAGGCTTGTTGCGTTGTAGAGGTTGGCTGCGATGACTTGAAACGCGAACTTCGCCGACCGCACACCGCTCTTTGAAATCATCACGATGCCATAACCAAGCGTGTCGAGTTCTGCGGCAGTCAATTCGACGTAGTAATCGCCAGTCGCGC